CGAAAACTCGACGTTAGATAAAATAATTCATTATTTCCCATATTTGGCAGTGCCCATCGCCATATTGATGTTAGCGGCATACTTTTTCAATTTTCACAGTGGTTTTGGTGATCAGGGTGACTTCGGCGCATTTGGCGATTTCTTCGGTGGCATCTTAAACCCAATGCTTTCTTTCCTTACCATTTTGCTTTTGCTTCGTCAGCTGAGATATCAGAGGAGCGAACTACATGCAACAGTAAAAGAACTGCAGAATACGGCGATGATTCATAAAGAGAGTATAGATCATAGCCGTGCAGTAGATATTTTCGATAATACACGTGAAGAATTTGTTCAAGAGCTTAGTGATTTTTATATTTCATTAGAGGAAGAGTTTCTCTTACTAGCGCCAGATGGAGGCATCACAGAGGGCGGTTATAGCGCCAATGATCCATATGGGGAAAAAACAATTGCGTTATCTCTTAAAAACATTGATAAGCACGTAGAGCTTGTGACTACAGTTACATTGTACTCTGAACATTCTGATAAGTTTTACTCGTGCGTGACGCGAGCACTGAACCATTCGGTAAGTAAGGCTAACAACGTCTTAATATATGCATATGAATATCAACGTTTAGGTGTAAATAGGTTACTCTACTTGGGACCCTTCAAAGGGTTTGTTAGTAGTTGCCAGAAGCTCGAAGGTACGATCTACTCTTTTGATATTGAGTCTGAGGTTCAGCCAATTCATTCCAGGCTACTGAGTATCATGGAGCAATGCAGTAAAATCATCGAACAAGCAGAAAACCCCCAAACCTAGACTAATCCCCTTCCTTCCCTATAGCCCGACATACTGGTCGGGCTATGAAAAAACAACTAACCACACTTACATCTTCAGTACTTGGAGGCCGCCATGTAGCGACAACGCTAGCAGCAGCCGTGTCCTTTGCTGCCCTATCGAACCAGTCGAACAACGCTGAGTCTCCACTTGGCGTTGCTGCCTGTACCTTTTCAATTGATATAGAACAGCCCTGGCAACAAATACTCCCGGGAGCTGACTTCGCTGCCTATGATGGCCGCCCTACTGAAGTGCCTGGTAATAAGTGGCGCATCGATAATGCCAAAGGCGAAGCCCTCGCCGCGAAATTAAATGCGCGAGCTGATGCGGGCGAGCAGCTGCTTGTCGACTACGACCACCAAACCCTACTTGCCAAAGAGAACGGTTCTAAAGCCCCTGCCAGTGCATGGGGTAATAAATTCGAATGGCGAGAAGACAAAGGCTTATTTGCTCAGCTTAATTTCACGCCCACCGCGCGAAAGCACATCAAAGACGGTGAGTACAAATACTACTCCCCCGTCGTCATTTACAACAAACACACAGGTGAAGTGTTAGACCTTCACAGCGCCGCTCTCACTAATGACCCAGCAGTAAAGGGCATGAGTCAAGCTGCCGCCCTTCATGCAAACGTTAATAACCAACCATCGGAGCCTACGCCCATGAACGAAGCATTAGCCCTGCTATTTAACCTGCTGGGTATTACTACCCCGTCTACCGACATCGATGCTGCTGCATTACATGCACAGTTAACTAAGCCAGGCGTGAAAGCCAAGCTTGACGAAATTAAGTCCAAGTTAGACGGCGCAGCACAAAGCGACCAACAAATTGCCGCGCTTACGGCAAAAGTTGAGCAAGCAAAAGAAGGTATTAACCCAGCCGAGTATGTGCCTATTGAAACCTATAACGGCGTGGTAGCAGAACTGGCGGCGTTATCGGCAAACCACAGTGCGGTAACTGTCGACCAGTTGATTGAACAGGCCCAGAAAGACGGCAAGTTTGTGGCGCAAGCGGAGCTGCCTTACTTACGTAGTCTGGGCAAAAGTAGCATGGCGGCGCTGAAGGCACAGCTTGATGGCCGCGCAAGCGTGGACGCCTTTGGTGGTAAACAAACCAAAGAAAAGAAACCAGACGGTGAAGACCAAAACGGCGTTGCGGCCCTTACCGCTGACCAAAAGCTTGTAGCAGACCAACTGGGCATTTCCCACGAGGACTACGCCACCGAGCTTAAGAAAGACTAGCTCTACGCCTAACCACACACTTAATTTGGAGAAATAAAGCACATGGCTATTATTACCTCACCTGTATTAAACGCAATCCGCACTGGGTTTCGTAAAAACTTTGAAGACGGTAAAACTCGCGGCATGCCGATGTTTAATGCCGTCGCTACCGTCGTTCCATCCTCAACCAAATCGAATACATATGGCTGGTTAGGACAATGGCCAGGCTTCAGCGAATGGGTTGGCGAGCGTCAGCTTAAATCAATTAAAGAGCATGGCTACTCAATTACCAATAAAGACTTTGAATCGACGGTAGCGGTAGATAGAAACGATATCGAAGATGATAACTTAGGCGTGTACTCGCCCATGATGGATGAGATGGGTTACGCGGCGTCTGTATTCCCAGACGAACTGGTATTCCCTTTGTTGGGTGCTGGCTTTACGTCTACCTGTTACGACGGGCAGTACTTCTTTGACACCGACCACCCAGTCAATGCTGAAGTAGATGGTACCGGCGCAGATACCTCGTTCTCTAACGCAATCATTGATGCAGGCTACACAGGCGATGCCTGGTATCTGTTAGACACCTCGCGAAGCTTAAAACCTCTTATCTTCCAAGAGCGCAAGGGTATGCAATTTGTCGCCATGGATAACCCTAACGACGAACAAGTGTTCATGAATAAGGTTTTCCGCTACGGCGTAGATTGCCGCTGTAATGTGGGCTACGGCTTCTGGCAAATGGCAGTAGGCGTCAAGAAAGAACTAACATCTGAAACGCTTTGGGAAGCTATTAATTTATTCCGCAGCTTTAAGGCAGACGGTGGTCGCTCATTGGGCTTAGGCAAGAATAAGTTAACGCTAGTCGTACCATCCTCACTGCACAAACTTGCTACGCAAATTAACGAGCGCGAGCAAATTGACGACGGCGGCGTGACGGTAAGCAACGAGCTTAAGGGCAAGTTTACAGTCCTGAGTCCCGACTTCCTATAAGCCTGAATACCTAGAACCTTAACAATCACTACAACTACTACAACTGGCTTTTAGATAAAGGCCAGTTGTTTTGGAGAAACGTTATGTCAAAACTCGCAATTGCAGTATTAGTTATTGCCTCAAGTGTGCCTTCCTTTCGTCGTGCCGGCACAACCTTTACTGACGCCGGAAAAGCCTTCCCTGAAGGTTACTTTAAAGAAGAGCAGCTCAATGCTATTCACGAAGAGAAAAAGCTGTCTGTCCGTGAAATGCAGTCCGATGCCATCCCAGAAGGCGTTGACACCTCACTTATCTCTGCCGCGCTCACCGCTGCCGCCACTGAAGAAAAGACGCAAGAAAAAAAGACTGCTTCGCAAACCGAACCTACCAAGTCGACGGGAACGAAAGCGACGGGTAAAGCAAGCACAACCAAAGACACGGGTGCTAGCGCCTAATTAGCGCTAGTCGGAGCATCACTATGGCGTATTGCACTACTGACAACTTAATTGACCGTTACGGAGCCGATGAACTGTTACGTCTTACTGACCGCGACAATAACGGCTTTATTGACGAGCAAGCAGTAAGTGCAGCCATAGAGGATGCCAGTGACTTGATTGATGGCTATTTGGGGGGGCGTTACACCCTGCCCCTTAATGTTGTGCCTAGCGTGCTAATTAAAATATGCGCTGACATCGCCAGGTTCAATATGTACGACCACACCGTTCCTGAAACCGTCGATAAGAACAACAAGGCGGCAATGGACTTTTTGAAGTCGGTGGGGAAAGGCGAAGTGCGGTTAGGCCTATCAGATAGCAACGAGTCGCCCGCATCTGACGACCAGATACAAATTCAGAGTGAGGAAGGCGTGTTTAGCCGTCGCAACTCAAAGGGGTTTATTTGATGCTGAATTTGGTTAAACCCCGCATCGCCAGCCTGTTCGACGAGGTTGGCACCGCCGCCAACGTGCGAAAAGCAATGAGCCAACCACTGCATCGCAATAGCGCCGCGTTTGTCGTGCCAGTCAGCAATCGACCCATGGCAAACAGCCGTGATGTCGATATGGGCCGTCCGCTGCAAGAGTTTATCGTGACGTTTGGTGTAGTCATTGGATTACGTGCCATTAACGACCCTACAGGCGAGCGAACGCTTGCAGAGCTTGAAAGCCTGCGCAATACACTGCGTGACTCGCTGTTCGGTTGGAAACCTAATGATGAGCATGAACGCGTTATTTTGGGGAATGGCGACCTTATCGGTTTCACCAACGACGGCCTTTGGTGGATAGACAGATTTTCAACCAATACCTGGTACAGAGGAAATGCAACATGATCATAGTGACCAACGCCAGCGACAACAATATTACGCGTGCAGCCGTAACGTTTAAGCCTGGTGAAAGCAAGTTTAAAACGGGTGAGCTAAGCGACGGCAAACGCGCGCAAATTAGTGCACATCCAAAGCTTAAAGTCGTGGTTGTTGAAGACCGCCCAATTGAAACCAAAGCGCAGCCAAAAGCACAGGAGAAGAAATCATGAGTATCACTCCAGGGTTTAAGGAAAAGAAAAAGTTCATCTTACTCGCGCTTCGCAGAGACAGTGATACTTCAGGCACTGACTATATCGCTGCAGGTGCAACGCCTAAAGCCATATTGACCACCGGCCTAAGCGTAAAGCCTTTAGAAACTGAACAAGTTAGTCGCGACCTTGACGACGGCAGGAACGGCGGGCAACCCGTCATTCATACCAGCGAAATGATTAGTATCACAGCGCCTTTTGAGCTGGCTGGTTCTGGTACAGCATCTTCACCTGCAGCTTGGTCATCTCTGGTTCAATTATCAGGTAAAGATGAAAACACGGACGTGGCGACTGAGGTGTCACACAACCGTATTCAAAATGCATCTGAAGAGTTAGACGGTACGATCTATTTCTACTGGGAGGGGATGTATCACATCTTATTAGCAGGTAAAGCGAGTATTTCCTACGCAGGCAAAATTAATGAACGCTTAATGGGTACCGCTGAAATTAAAGGTGTGTATGGGGGCACGTTGGAAGGTACACCGCCTGAACCAGATTTCAGCGAGTTTTCAGATCCTTTGCCCATGTCCAATACCAACACGACATTTACGCTAGATGGTCAAGCACTCAACCTCTATGAATACGAGCTAAACGGCAATGAAGACGTTCAATACGATGAAGGAACTGAGCGTAAGCAAATTTTCATTAACGACTGGAACGAAGAGGGTAAATGGATAATTGAGACACCCACGCTGAGCACGTTCGACCCATTTGCTATACAGCTGTCTGGCGTGATCATCCCGTTCGAACTTACCCATGGCGCTAATGAGGGCCAAGTTGTCGCTCAAAAGAGCACAGGGGTTCAGATTTTAACGGTCAGCCCTGCAGAGGTGAAAGGTAAACAGGCCTGGGATATTAGTTACCGCGTTATTCGTGGCAACGACAGCCAGCTCGTTACTCGCTAATACAACGTGCCCCGTAGGGGTCAAAGACGCTGAGCAACGGAGTCAGCGATTAATCACGGCCAAGGACGGCAACTTATTCAAGGTAAAGACATGCCGTTCGTTTTAAAAGCCAAAAAAGAAATCTGGTGGCCAGTAACTATTCACGAAAGCGTTGATGGCGGCACCACCGAGCCTAGAGAGTGTTCTTCACTTTTTGAGATCCTTGAGCCTGAAGAATATGACACGTGGAAGACAAAACCGGATGTCGACTTTCTCTGCCGTGTGGTTAAGGACTTGGGCCGCGACGTTAAGTTCGAAGACGGAAGCATCGTTCCCTCCAGCGAAGAAAATAAGCAAAGGCTGTTTAAAAGCTTTGGCTACGTTCGCGCAGGCTATATCAGAGCCTATCACGAAGCGGCCACAGGGCATCTGGAAAAAAACTAGAGGGGGCAGCCCATTATTGGGTGAATGGGCACGGCCCCAAAAAAGATGAAGTAAGCGAGTTACGTGAGCAACTCGAAGCACTAGGCGCAAAGCCTGAATACATTAAAAAGCAAATTGATGCGATGTCACACCACTCAGACTTTGAAATATTTCGTGAAAACATGCCAGTCATTGCCTGGTTTAGCGAAGTAAGGCACCTACTCAAGTTTTGGGGTGGAAGATATCAAGGGTTAGATGTCAGCGCGGTTCAAGCTGACGCGCAAATGTCTGAAAGACAATTTTCACCCAAAGAGTATGTTCTGCTGAGAAAGCTAGCGACATTTATTTCAAACGAACTCAACGATAAGGCAGCATCCCAATGAGTGATATCGAAGTTGGCTTAAGACTTAAAGCAGACAACGATGGACTTGTGCGCGGTGTAAAGAAATCGCGAGACGAGATTGAGAAGTTTGGCAATGAAACCGAACAAGCTGGCCGTCAAGCATCACGGGCGTCCTCACAAATCGATTCTGTTGAACGCTCTATATCAAGCATCAAGACAACGACCCTTGGGCTTGGAGCATCGTTAGCGGGCGCATTTGCTCTTCGAGATATATCAAACTACGCAGACCAGGCAACGCTTATAGAGAATAAGCTGCGAGACGTTTCTGAAAGCACAGAGGCACTAGAAGTAGCACAGAAAGCGCTACTACAGGTTGCCAACGAAACCAGAACTGAATTTTCATCCTCCGTTGCCCTATATGCCACTTTACAGCGCAACGCGCGTTCTTTGGTTGAGACCGACCAAGACCTTGTGGACATAGTAAAAACAGTCAATCAGTCCTTCGCTCTGAGCGGTGCCACTATCGCATCAGCTAACGCTGCGATAGTGCAGCTTAGCCAGGGTTTGGCTTCGGGAACGTTACGAGGCGACGAGTTTAACTCAGTTGCTGAGCAAGCCCCTGAAATACTCAATGCTGTTGCTAAGTATCTGAAAGTGACAAAAGGTGAGCTTCGAGAAATGGCTGCTGAGGGGCAAATTACTGCTCGTATTGTCGTTGAATCTTTAGCATCTGCTGCGGATGAAATTGATACCAGATTTTCAAAAGCCACAGCCACAATTGAGCAAAGTTTAACGGTAGCCAAAAATAACCTTACCGCGTTTATCGGAGAGCAAGACGAGGCGCTTGGCGTTTCTGAATCTCTCACCGCCGCCATCACTACGCTTGGAAACAACATAGAAACCGTTGCAGATATCCTTGTAGCTGCCTCAATTGTTGTCGGAGGGCGCTACGCAGGGGCGCTCACGAGCGCTGCGATTGCGAAAGGTGTACTCATTAGACAAGCACTCATAGCAACCCCTGCAGTTACTGGGCTTAGTGCCTCATTAGGGGTTCAGGCTAGCAGAGCGACAGCTTCTACCATCGCCACTAATGCGTTAGCGCTAAGCATGCGAAGTCTCAACAGCGCTTTACTTTTGCTGGGTGGGCCTGCTGGTATAGCAATAGCTGCAGGCGCTGCTCTTCTTTACTACACAAGCAAGCAAGATGACGCACAAGTAGCGACTAGCGAG